CAGCTGTTGCTCAAGCAGCAATTGAGGAAGGTGACTTGGATGAATTTGGTTTTCCTAAACCATATGTGAATCAGTCTGGTAAATCCAACAACACTAAAACAGTTGGTGAATTTGCTAAGGATGGTTTAATTAGTAAGCCTGCTTCTGCAGTGGCGAAAGCTGCAGATATGCTTGCTATGATTCCCGTTCTTGCACCTTATGCAAAAGCTACTTCACTTGTAGCTACTAAGATGGGAGAAGTTGCTCGTATTTTTGGATATTCTCGTCCACAAGTACTTGTTGACACTCATAGTTATGTTCCACGTTATCTTGGTAATTTGGCAAATTCTGATGCGCCAGAAAATCTTATAAAATTATCACTAGATTCTAAAAATGAATTGTCTATTGACACTCGTATTATGGGTCTTGGTGGTGAAGATGAACTTACTATCAATTCTATTTGTCAACGTTGGTCTTTTTGGAGACAATTTGACTGGCCTGAATCAGCAACTACTGATTCATTACTTACTTCTATTGTAGTAGAACCTGCTTATGGAAATAAACTAGTTTCTGGTCCTATAACAGAAATTCATAGTACTGCATTAGCCTTTGGTGCTACACCTTTTGATGCTTGGCAAGGATCTATTAAATTTCGATTTAATGTTGTCTGCTCTGAATATCATAGGGGTAGACTTAGGATTGTTTATAATCCTGCTACCAGTCCAGCAGGTGCAATCCCATATAATCAGGTATATTCCACAATTGTAGATATTTCTGAAGATAGGGACTTTGAATATGAAGTTAAGTGGGCTGATATTCGTGCTTGGGCAAGAAATGACGGTATTACTGGTATCGTCGTTGATCCACTTTTTAATGATACGAATCCAGTCACTGTTGGTGGAGCAAGTGATAATGGATCATTGACTGTATATGTTGTCAATGAACTTGCAACTCCTTCAGCTGATGCTGCTGTAGTTAAAGTTCAAGTCTGGGTTAAAGCTGGCGATGATTTTGCCGTTGCTGTACCCAGTACTAGTAATTTATCTACTCTTTCACCATACAAGCAGCAATCAGAAGCTGCACCAGAAGTTATGGCTTCATCTGCTGATACTTCTAATTCACCTACATGTGTATCTGAAGTAGCATCTTTTGCCCCTGGGGAGCATATTAAAGATAATAATCAGTATTTGGTATATCAGGGTGAAAGAATTGTATCTTTTCGTGAAATGTTACGTCGTTATCATTTGTTTAACGCATTTTTTCCTGGTGATACAGGACTAGGCGATCGACTTGTTTCGACTACAACTGGAGACTTTCCATTTTATCGTGGTTGGGAACCATCTGGTCAGGATACTGC